ATGATGGATACGAACCAGCGACACCCAAACGCGCAGACCGGGGGGCGGGCTAAAAGTCTGAAAAGCCTCACTTTCACAGACCCGCCTCCCCCTCATTCAGAGATTTTTTTTCGGCGCGATTATTTTTACCGTCAACCGATGAAAAAGACGGTTTACGAGCGCAGCGAAAAATTAAGCCATTGTAATTGCTTCTTTTTATCGCGCGACGAGGTGCCGAATGACTGAAAAAGAGGTATTTTTTACCGATGGCCCTCGCGTCGGAATTTGCGTGATCTGCAACGCCGAATTTGAAAATGGAGATCGGCCTCGGCAGGTTTGCTCGGAAGCATGCAAGCGTGAACGGGCGCTGCGATACGGGGCGACTTACCGCCAAGATAACCGCGATCTGCGGGCAAAAATTCACGCAATGTTTGGCGGCCGGGCTCCCACACAGGGGGAGCTCCTCGCGCTCATCAAGTCCAGAAAGGGAAAGCCATGAAGCCCACCAAAGTTACCATCGAGAGCGAAGCGGCAGAGCGCCAGAAGCAATTCTGCGACCTGGTAATTTCCCGCGCCGCAGAACTCGCCGCGTCGGAAGCCGGCGCGCCGGTCCCGATGATCCTCGATCGAATGCTGACATACGCGACCGCACAGGCCGCTGTGAACGATGGTTCCGCCAAGACCGCCGCCGCGTTGCGAGAGGTCGCGGACAAGATCGAGGCCGGACTTTTCCACAGCCTCACTGGCGAGGGGAGAAACCCCAATTGACAAATCAGCAGACTCAGCGCAATTCTTGCCACGGTTCGATTGAAAGCGTCACTGGCTGGTCTAGGGCGCACGGCGACGAACCACCTTCGACAGGACCGGCGACCATACCGGACGCGAAGCACAAGAAAACGGGCAAACAGCCCGAGTGTTTTGACGTTTCCGAAGGTGAAGCCGTGTTTCTGCAAAAAAACTCCCCAAACTTTAAGTTTTCGAACGCCTTGGCGTTGGAAATCAAGGCCGATAGTTCGGGCCGCATCTCTGGCTACGGCTCGATTTTCGGCAATGTCGATAGCTACGGCGAACGTGTTCTGCCTGGTGCGTTCAAGGCTAGTCTCGCTCAGCACTCCCAGCGTGGTTCACGCATAAAAATGCTCTGGCAGCATCGGGCCGATATGCCGATTGGCATATGGTCACGGGCTACAGAGGATGGAAAAGGCCTCTTTGTCGAGGGCCAGATCAACCTCAAAACGGATGCAGGCCGAAACGCTTACGAGCATATTTCGGCTGGTGACGTGGACAGCCTGTCGATCGGCTATCACGAAAAAAATGCGCAACGCGACCGCGACGGCGTCCTCGATCTGATCGAACTGGACGTTTACGAGGTGTCGCCTGTCACGTTCCCGGCAAACCGAGATGCCAGCATCACAGGGCATAAATCACAAGACGAAATCGAAAATATTCTCCGCGCTGGTGGCCTGTCGAAACAGGCCGCACGCCTCGTCATGTCTGGTGGCTGGAAAGCCCTCTCCAAGCATGAAGAAATCGACAATGAGCAAGTGTCCCGCCTCTTGGCGCAGATCAGCGAAGCAACTCAGAAACTCAAGGAAATCTGACATGAACATGCATACGAAACGCACCCTCACCGAAAGCGCCGCCCTCCATCTGTTCGACAGTGCGAAAATGCGGACAAAGAGCGAAGGCTCCGACGCGCCGCTAGAACTCCTCGCAAAGCAGTTTGGCGAACACACCGCTGAGGTGATGAAAAAGCTTGGCATTCAGGACGAAAAACTGAAGAAGCTTCACGAAGGGATGAATGAATCGATTGCTACGCTTGAGCAGAAAGCGGCGCGCGCCAATTACGCTGGTGGCGGAAACCATTCTGGCAAGTCAGTTGGCGCAAGCTTCGTCGAGAGCGACGGTTTCGCAAACTTCCTCGACGTGAAAGACCAGAAGAATGCGCGCCCCGGCGAGATGCGCGTGAAGGCATCTATCACCACAGCAACAACGAATGCGGCCGGATCGGCGGGCGCGATGGCTTCCCCGTACAGAGACAGCGTCAATCAATTGCCTCGCACCCGCCTCACCGTCCGCGACCTTCTTACCTCGATCAAGATTGAAGTGGGTTCTGTCGAATACCCGAACATGCTCAATCGCAATTTGAACGCGGGCATGGTCGCAGAAACGGCGACGAAGCCCGAAAGCGATCTCCAGTTCGAACTCAAGACAACGGCCGCGAAGGTAATCGCTCACTGGATGAAGGCGTCACGGCAGGTTCTCGATGATGTCCCGCAGCTTTCCAGCATCATCGACAGCGAACTTCTTTACGGCCTCGCTCTCAAAGAAGAGACTCAGCTCCTGAGCGGTGACGGCACGGGCCAAAATCTGCTCGGAATGATCCCTCAGGCGACGGCTTATGCCGCTCCCATCGTTGTTGCCGGAGCAACGGCGATCGACAATGTTGCCCTCGCCGCGCTGCAAACCTCTCTTGCCCTCTATGAGCCTGATGGCGTCATCGTCAATCCTGCTGACTGGTGGGCCATGCGCCTGACGAAAGACAGTCAGGGCCGTTACATCATGGGAGATCCGCAGTCCGTTGTTCAGCCCGTTCTTTTCGGCCTGCCTGTTGTTTCAACGCCCGCGATCTCCGTGGATAAATTCCTCGTCGGTGCCTTCCGTCAGGCCGCGACCATCTACGACCGCTGGGAAGCGCGCATCGAGGTTGGTTACGTCGATAAGGACTTCATCAACAACATGGTCACCGTTCTTGCCGAAGAACGTCTCGCCTTTGCCGTGAAGAACCCGAAGGCACTGACCTACGGTGATTTCGGTAACGTGACCTGATCGGGCCAATCCCATCCGGTCAGTAAGCGGCTCCCTTTTCTCCTGGGGGAGCCGCCGTTCTTTCACTCAACCTTCAAAGGATCTATCCATGACGCCGCCAAAATCTCTCGGCGAAGTAACTCTGCCATTCGGAGACGGTGAATACACCTTCAATCTCACATGGGAGCTCGCATGCAGTTGGGAGCGTGACAACGGCCGCTCCCTTTTTTCTACCTTCAATCAGATGGTTCAGGCCAGAGCCGCCATGCTAATCGACATTCGGTCTATTTTACACCTCGGCCTTGTTGGTGGCGGCATGACGCCGATCGAGGCGACCAGCAAGGTTAAGACCTGGGTGGAAAACAGGCCGATTGCCGAGAGTATGCCGACCGTTCTCACGGTCGTTGAGTCTTTCCTTTTCGGCACTGACAAAGACGTAGACACAGCCGATGGCTAACAACGGGATGGCCGAATTCAAGCGGCGGCTCCGAAGGCTTCCTAAAACGGTCCTGAAGGAAGTCAACAAAGCGATTGAGAAGGATGCTCAGGAATGGGTTAATCTGTCTCAACGCTTTGTCCCCAAAGATCCGGAGGACGGAACGCCGCTTCATGACAGCATCAGGCACCATGAAACCGAGACGGGTGGACAGGTGGTGCGCGCAGGTGGTGCGACGACGACCAGGCCAAGTGCTGGCGGTAAGTATGATTACGCCTTGGCGGCCGAGTTCGGGACCGTCAAACAAAACGCTCAACCATTTTACTGGCCTGCCTATCGATTGCTGAAAAAGAAGTTCCGAAGCCGTCGCAGCCGTGCGCTCAACAAAGCCGTAAAGGAGTTTAACGATGGCAAATGATGCCGTTCTGTACACGCGCATGGAGGTGCGCCTCGCTGACGCTGAAAAGAAGCTAAAGCGCTTCGAAAGTGGCGTAGACAAGAATATGTCAAATATCGAACGCCGCAGCCGCAGCGCAGCGCGAACCATGGAAACATCGTTCGCTTCCAGCGCGGCAAAGATCGGCGGTGTGTTCAAGAGCTTTGGCGCCGGACTGTTCGCAGGTGTCGCAGCGGGCGGGATAGCCGGGTTAACCTCCGGATTTGTGGCTGCAACGAAAGCCGTGGCCGAGCTGGGGGATCAAGCCAAGATCGCAGGTGTGTCGGTCGAAGCATTTCAAGAGTGGCGTTATGTGGCCGAACAAGCCCGTATTCCGATTGACGCCATCACGGATGGCCTCAAAGAGCTGTCGCTGCGAGCCGACGAGTTTGCCGTGACTGGCAAGGGCAGCGCTGCCGAGGCTTTCCAGCGGCTTGGATTGACACCTCAGGAGGTACAGGAGCGGCTGAAAAATCCGTCTGAGTTCCTCCTGCTACTCGTCGAGAGAACCCGCCAGTTGAAAGACACGGCGGCAGGCGTCCGCATATTTGATGAGCTATTCGGTGGTCAAGGCGGCGAACGAATGGTTGCGCTCATCGAGCAAGGCGAAGCGGGGATTCGGTCGCAGATCACGGCAGCAAATGACCTGGGCATCGTGATTGAGGAAAAGCTCGTAAAGCGCGCCGCTGATCTGGACGCAAAGTTCAACACCATCGTTAACACAGTGGGCCAGAACCTGAAGGGCGCAATTGTTTCCGCTGCAGACTCGCTTGTGGATTTCATCGACGCTTGGCGCTCGGTAGAAAACCAAAATAACACAACGCTCGACAGACGCGCCGCCGAACTGGGGCTTGAACGGCTAGAAATCGAGAACAAGATACTGGCCTCGAAGGAAAGCCAGCGGGAGATTGAACGTGCAGGGATGAGCAATCCCCTGTCTCAGGCAGTCAACAACACCGACTTGCGAGAGCATCAGCAGCGCCTCGAAGATATCGCCAAGGAAGAGCAGAAGATTGTCGAAATCCGAAACTCTCGGCTTCCGGAAGTCTCGAAGCCAACAGACCGGACCTTCACTCCCATCAAGCCGACAGACCCCGGCGAAGAGCGCGGGCGTGAAAGAGCTGCCAATCTAGCCGACAGGGAACGCAAGGCCGTAACCGACCTGATAGCGCAGCTTGATTTCGAATATTCGCTGATCGGCAAGACTGCGGTCCAACAAGAGAAGATGAACGCGCTGAGACAGGCAGGCGCGGCAGCGACCAGCGACGAGCAGCTTTCCATCGCCAACAAGATCGACGCAATCCAGCGGGAGCAGGACGCCACAGACAGGCTTGCAGAAGCCGCACAAGAGGCGCGAGAAGCTGCGAAGGACTTTGCAGGCACGATGGTTGATGGCTTCCTCAACGGCGCTTCGGCAGCGGAATCGTTGGGCAACGCCTTGAAGAGCCTTGCCAGTCGGCTACTCGACAGCGGCTTGAACCAGCTTTTCAGCGGCGGGGGCGGGGGCGGGCTCGGTAGCATATTCAGCATGCTTGGCGGCGGCGGCGGCAAATTTCCCTCCGCGCCTGGCGGTCTGTTTGCAGAGGGGGGCTACACTGGTGACGGTGGTAAATATCAGCCTGCCGGCGTCGTTCATAAGGGCGAATACGTTTTCGACAAGGCGGCTGTCGCGGCCGCTGGCGGTCCCGCCGCAATGGAGGCCATGCGGCGCGGCCTCAAAGGTTACGCCAACGGCGGCGCGGTCGGTGTTTCGGTGCCGTCACTGCCGAGCATGAAGCCACAAGGGCAACAGCCTGTTCAAGTCAGCTTTGCCCCCGTCTACAACGTGCGAGGTAGCGGGCCGGAAATCGAGCAACTCAAGGCGCAGATGGCTAAGGATAGGGCTCAGTTCCCTGGCATCGCAGTCAAGTCGGTTCGTGAAGCTGCGAGACGATCATCGTCACTTTAACTGGTTGTTGGGAGCCTGTTCTATGGTCTATTCTGAACTTGAAAACCGCGCCCTGGTGGCGATCTACACCGAAATCAGCCGCCGTAATTGCTGTGAGCTATCACATGTCGAGGTCGCAGCGCGGGCCGGCGTCAGTCGATCTACCGTTAGAATAGCCGTCAAGAAGGCAGAAAAAGCGGGGGATCTGCTGGTTTTTAGGCGGGTGGGTGAAGGCGACACAAACCATATGCGCCTTCCAAAGGCTCATGTGGCAAAGTTTGCCACTTGAACGTTGCCATGTCGCCAAGTTGGCGACTTGCTGCTGGCCGTTGAAAGAGTCGCCAGATTGGCAACTCTAACCCTCGTCGCCAACTTGGCGATGAGCATGGTGGGGAAATTCCCCAGTTACGTCACGGACAATTTGTCCACCACGTAAGCAACGGACAAATTGTCCAAGGTGAGGGTTCGCCAATTTTGCGAACCCTTTTTCAGTTCACCTAATACATTTTTGGGCCTGTCATCCGATAGAGAGTCTCGCTGTAAGGAAGGCGTAGAATAATCTTTCCCTCATTTGCCACACGCGCGGCCGCCGCACCACGGCAGAACAGGTTCGGTTGTCCCAATCGAGCGCATACCGCGTCAGGACTATCGACAAAGTTCAGGCCGTGTATTCCGATCACTACAGCCGTCACGCCTTTCGGAATAGCGCCTATAGGCTGGATTACGAAGATGCGGACGCCTCCCAGCCATACAGCTAGGCCGATCAGAACGACTATCAGGCCCAAGGGCAACCATATTGATTTCATGAGAATAGCGTCTGCTTGTTTTTAGATGAAGTGACAGAAGGGTGCTGAGTTCCGATAAGTCAGAGGTTATCGGCACTTAGGAATGGGGCTATTTCTTAGGCTTTTGTTTTCTTGGTCGGTTGCCGAGTCTATTCAGTTCGACATCTCCGTCGCGAGCCACAAACATCTTTGCCTCGTTGAGGTTCTTCTTATCCTCGTCCGAAAGGGAATCTTCCCAGTCCGCCGGAACGTCATCGCTGTCGCCGAGCTCTCGATCCAACATCTCCTGCAGGGCATCCATATCGGTAACCGTGTCTGGATTGATGGCAGCGGACAACACAAAATCTGCTGTCTCTTTCAGTCGGCCTTCTGCATCAGAATCCAAAATCGCATGGCAGAGAGCAGCTACAGTATTACTTTGAGAAATCCGGAGGGCGGTCTCGTACTCAAGATTATTTTTCAAAGCTCTCATTTCCGCAATATTGCGAAAGAGCATGTGGCCTGCTTTTTCGAGCATGTGCTGCTTAAAATTGAGCGTATCGATAAATTTCTGGCGCTCCCATATCGTCTCTTCCAAGGTCAGCGTGAGACGCGCAACGATCTCAGCATTCATAGAGCGATTATTCTCAGAGGCCGCTTTGGCAATTTTGTCCTTTAACTCCGGAAGCAAGCGCAATCCAAAGGGTGGAACATTAGAAACTTTTTCGTCGGCGGGCTTTTTGATGCTCATGACTTCACGTTGTAGTTAAAATTTGATTGACGACAATAGCTACAATGTGTAGCGATTACACTGTGTAGTCACCTAAGGAACTTTCAATGAGTGCAATTCCTCCGCTTGGGGTTCGCTTGCCCCAAGACGTCAAAGAAAAAATCAAGGCGTCAGCCCTGCAAAATCGGCGATCGATGAATGCTGAGATCATAGTGGCACTTGAGAGCATATATTCGAGCACAAAAATTCACGAAACGAAAAAAGCCGACGCTACGGCCTGAGAACCAGCGTCGGCTTTTCCTAACCCCTTGGAAAGGTCAATCTATGCCCGCGATACATACAACGAGAATTGCCAGTGGCGCAAGTGCTGCTGAAAAAATTCATGAATGCAGCAAGTTAATGGAAGCGCTCAAGGAACAGCTTCACAGCTTGTATTGCTTCGGAATCATCAACCAAAACCTGATTGATGACGTTCTTTTTAAGTCGTGTGAAATCAACGATCGTCCTGGCTTCTACTATTGCGGGGATGATCAACGCAAAGTTCTAGGCTTCGCCTCCGCCGAGATCTGGGACGCCGCGTTTGAATTGGAAAAGCTCTCAGACGCCTTGCAGGTCAAGCTTATCGATCTGCGGGACTGCTGCCCGGAAGGCGGTTCAGCATGAGCTCCACTGGTCGAAGCGATTTTATGGAAGCTCTCGCAAAAGCTGACCCATTCATTGACATCACAGAGGATCTTTACCGGGTCGACTCATTGCTGCGCGTCGTTTGGTTGGCCCTACAAAGCAAAGATTGGCTTGATGACAGTCACATCGAAAAATGCGCTGAGTGCCTTGATCGAGCCCTTACTGATCTCGCTATTCCCCGCGCGGCCGTCAGCGCCATGGTGGATGATATTCAGGGCAAAGCGAGGGCGGATTTTAATGTCTAATATTGGTGCCGATACGCACAGAAAGGCTCCGTGAAATGGCTGCATCCGCAACATTGAACATTCGGGTTGCGCCTCGGCGTATGCTGACGCTCAGGGAGGCCGCAGACTATTGCGGCCTTCCAGTGAAGCGCTTCCCTGTGGATTGCCACGTGACGCCGATCGCGATGCCTTCCGGTGGCAAGGTCTACGATATGCGCGACCTCGACGACTTCCTCGATGCGCTGAAAGGCGGCGAGGCAGCGGGCGATGACGCTATTATCGCGAGGCTCGGTTGATGGCAGATCGTAAACGCCCAAAGGGCTTCCAGATTTTTCAGGATAAGAAGCCGCCTTTCAAATGGCGCTGCTACCATCGCAAGACTGGCAGCACCATCGACATCGATCAATTCCCACTCTGGACGATGGAGTTTTATGGCGAGTGCTACCGCATCAGCCAGCTCCACGAAAAAAGCAACGCCGTGAAGGCTGGCACCCTCGGCGCTCTCATCACCAAGTACCGCGCCAGTCCAGCATTTCAAACCGAGATCTCGGCCCGCACTCGCTCCGATTATCAGAAATGCTTTGATTACCTCAAAAGCATTGAGAACACGCCGCTTACAGCGTTCAAGCCGCCGCTGATCGTGAAGATCCGCGACAAGGCAGGCGAGAGCAAGGGCCGTAAGTTTGGATCTTATGTCCGGACGGTGCTTTCCCTCTTGTTCGCCTGGGGGAAAGAGCGGGGTGAGGTGAAAGAGAACCCGGCCGCTGGCATCAAGGCCATTAAGCGCCCGAAGAACGCGCCGGAAGCCAACAGGCCATGGATGGACAGCGAACGGGACGCCGTGCTTGCGGCCCTGCCCTCTCACATGCTGCCAGCAGTCACGCTGATGATGTTCTACGGCCTCGATCCGCAGGACGCCATATCCCTGCCCCGCACGGCTATTCGGAAAGGGATGATCGACACCAAGCGTGGCAAGACAGGCGAAGCGGTTCTGTTGCCTCTCCTAGACCCTGTCTCGGCCGCGCTGGACGCTGCGCCGGAACATTCCGCGATGACACTCTGTGCAAACAGCCATGGCAAGCCGTGGACTGTCTCAGGGTTTAGGGCGTCGTGGCGACCTGTTCGGATGGCACTGGAGGAGCAAGGCAGCGTCCAGCCGGGGCTGACCTTGAAGGGTCTGAGGCACACTGTGGCGACCATTCTCCGAGAAATGAACATGGACTACGGGACCATTGCCAACGTCCTTGGCCAGAAGACGGAAGCCATGGCGAAACACTATTCGAGACGAGCGGATATGTCGAAACAGACCAACGCCGCCGTGAAGGATTTCGCCGCCGAAGTGAACAGACGGAAAACGAATTCTGTCAAACCATCTTGA